ATTTTGCGCTACTGCAGGCGTAGAATTCGGGGCCGTTTCCGCTGCGGGAGGTACCACCGGTGTTGCCGGTGCCGCTGACGGCTGTACTGTAGGTTGAACTGTTTCCTTACTCGGAACAACGGCTGGCGTTATTGACGCCGAGGCCGAGGCTGCGGGTGTGGACGCTGATGCCGAAGTATTATTCGACGGCTCAGCAGATGTTGTCACTTCAGTTGCCTGTTGCCTTTCAACCTTAGGCAACTGGTGTTTTACTGCCTGAAACGCCTTCTCAAGATTTTCATACGACATAGATAGTCCATTAGCGGACATATACTCGCGCATGATGTTTGAGGATGCGAGACACGGCAAGAAATCTTCTTTATGGTCTTCCATCCAAGCTTCGGCAACTTTCTTGCCTTGCTGGTGGGCGTCTACCTCGGCCTCTCGTGCTGCTACTTCGGCTTCGGCGACTTTCTTAATTGCTTCAATTCTCTTCTCTGGGTCTTGTTCTTTTGCTGCTTCGTCGAGAAGTTGAGCGGTCTTGTCTTTCGCGGCCCTGACGGCTGCGTTCTTTACTTCGGCATCGGCTGCCACAACTGCTTGTTTCGAACGATTAGCCTTCAAGCGCTCTGCGTAACGAACCGCGTGAATGTGCGCTTGCTTCTGCTTCTCGGAAACTTCTTCCCACGACCATCCCTCGATGTGAGTTGGACGTCCGATAGGTTGACCGTTTTCGTCGGTCACTTGATAATCCAATACAATCTTTTTCTTTGGTTCTTCCACGACGGGAGCTTCGCCCTCGGGAGTAATAGGCGCACCAAGATTGGCTGCTTGATTGTTCTTCTCTGCTTCGGCTGCTGCAGCGGCTGCGCGCGCTTCATCTTCTGCAATCTGCGCGGCTTCGGCTGGGTCCACTTGACGACGGGACTTCGGCACGTAATCCGGGTCGTTCAACATCTCGCTGGCAATTGTTTTGCCTTCGGGTGTGACGAGCAAAGCGTTGACGGCATTCAATACGTCCCCACCCACTCTCATCGCGGATTTCAAATCATCGAGTGTTGCGGACTCAAGCCATGTTAGGCTGATGTCATTTGCGGTAAGTCTCATTTTATTGTTCCTTAAGATTAATTCAACTGCTTCCCCTCGGGAGGGAATTACTTAACACTATTTTCAGACTTCTTGGGACGAGCCGGATGAATGCCAAAAGTCTTCTTTATGGCTTCTGCCGGATCGGCCTTGGAGTCCGCTTTCTTTGCTGGATGAATTCCGAACGCTGCGCCTACGGATTCAACCACTTCTCTATCTTCCTTCACTTGCGCCTGTCGTATTGAATTAGCGTGTACGACAATCGACTTGAAAAGAAGATCACTAAACTCTGAGGCGTTACGAGCGCGTAATGTCCTTGTTTGGGCTACACGCTCGTAATCCTCTGATTCTGGGTCTAATCTTATAATGTCCTGTGTAAACCTGAGACAGGCTTCGTTGGCAATTTCTTCGACCACTTTCCAACCGGGTGAAAGAATTACTTGCAACAGCAGTGCTTTCTTTGTCGGTGATAAATCTGGTGAAAGAATTGTTTGCTTTTCTTTTAGTTGTCTCTCAGTCATTAGGACCTCTTATATTTTTTCAGATATTTGATTGCTTTAAGTAAAAGGTCTATGCTGTCTTTGAACATGCCTAAACCCCTATTACAATTGCCACAAAGAAGACCCCTCAACTCGTTTGTCTTGTGGTCGTGATCTACCGATAAAACTCTTACCTTGCCTGAACGATGGTCTTTGTGGGTTTCTTTGTTGCCGCACAGAGCACAACGATTCCTTTGTTTTTTAACTTTCTCTTTGTACTCTTCAGGCGTAATACCGTAATTGTGCTTGCGAGCAATTTCAGCAACTCTGTCAGGATGCTTTTTAATCCACTCTTTAGTTCTGGCGATTCTTTCGGGGTCTCTGTGCCTTTTGTGCGTCTGTTCGTACTTTCTGCTTTTCTTGAGATTTAATTCTTTGATGCGCTCGGGGTTATTCAGTGCCCATAGTCTCGAACGTTCTTTTACTTCTTCTGCGTGTGCAAGATACCAAGCATGTTTCTTTTCTGCGTCTGTCATTTGTCTCTCCTTATAAGAGTGATCTGGGGGAGTATAAGGCTCCCCCTGTATCAGTAAAGCCGTGGATTATAAGCCCACGGGAAGTATTTTACAAAGCTGTTGTTGAACCGAACCCAGATGTTGTATTTTGTCCTATCAATTCAGGCTGTGTAGCCTTATTGATGGCGGCACGAAACGCTTCATTTCCTGCCTTACCCAACTGTTTCTGGTTCTCTATTTGTTGTTCGTGCTCGAAGTTTGCTTTCTGCATTTGAGCGGCACTGGCTGCCTGTGCTTGCTGTAAGGCTGCAGGCGAGTTAGCTTGGTGACGCTGTGCTTCTTCTGGTGTCATCTTGCGGAGGAACGATTGACTAAATTTCCAACCCGCCGCATCCACAAACGCCTTAAAGATTGCAACAGCATCAAATTGATACCCTGCATCGTTAGCATTTGCTGTGAATGAGGGGTTGTTCAAAAGTTGAATAATTATAGGAAGGGCTTGCGCCATTTCCTTCTTCGCGCCCAACTGCGCGCCCGCGAGAACTTCGTATTCAATGTTCGCTTCACGGAATTCAATGTGGTCAACTAAATACGGCTCACCGAGTTCATCGCCAAGTAAGTCACGAATGACTGAAGTCGGCAACAATAAGTTGTTGAGTTCATCCATCTGATACAGCCACGGCTTGAACACTTGACGAACGAATCGTCCTGTCGGACCATCAAGTCGGCTGGCGTTAGCTTGAATAACCGCTGCCGCGCCCGTTCCCGAACGCATGCCTGTGGTTTTAATACCAGCGGCACCTGCGCCTTGAACAACTTGTTCGTTCGCTCCTGACGTCGACGCTCCCGATGACTGAGCTTGTGCAATGAACTGCCACGCTTCTCCCGGGACCGGCGGCATCTGAAGAAACTTAAATGCCTTGTCGACGTCTTCTTCGACGTCGATAATTCCGCCTTGACGCCAACGGACGTCTTGGGTAAGAGCGTTAAAACCTTTCTTACGAACGGCGGTTGGTTGCAAACCGTACGCCAACAAATCAAGAGCCAAGTTTGTTACGCCTTGCTCAACGATTTGCTCGCTTCCGATAAGAAGACCAAGCCCTTGTCCGTAAAAACAATCCGGAATGTTTCGCCAATTGAACGAATAGAACGGAATGTGTCCGTACGGGTTCGCTTCATTGCGAACAAGAATATTGTGTCCGTTGAAGGACAGAATCACAATAACCTTCTCGTCATCCCAACGTTCCAAAATCTCGATAGGTGAACGGTTAGGATCGGCTGAAGTCTTGTAGCTGCGTGGCAAAGCATGTTGGATATATCCCATCATGCCTTCCGGAAGCGTCATCGTAATATTGTCTGGACCCGATGTCGGGTTCTGCGCAAAGATTGCTCTGAGCACATCCTCTTCAGGAATGTTGTAGCCTTCTACGCCACGTAGACGGTTAAGATCGCTGTACGTTGCGTAATCGCGATATACAACCCAGCCCGCGCGGCGAATGTCGCCGACGCGGCAACCCGGATTTACAAGCACTGTGCGAATATCGCAGAATTTAATCCAAGGATGCGAAATCTTCTTCGTGTACTCTTCGGCTTCGTAATCATCCGATTCGGGTGTGTCAACCATCTTGACACTTCCGTCTGGTTGCTCAATAGGCTTACGTTCGCCTTTGCGCTTGTAACGGCGCATCTTCTTTTCGAATTCGACGAAACCATACTTCATGATACCAGTGCCCAAAAGGGCAGCTTGTTCCATAGTACGTTCGACTTCTTCTTCGAAGTGCATCTGATCTAATTGAGCCGAAAAAATTGCTTCTTTGGCTCTAACTACATCTTGCGATACAGACGGGCGAGGACGGAGATCGAATGGCGGGTCCTCATAAAATAACCCTCCCATAATTTTTGGGACGATAGACGAGATGTGGTTGCTGACGGAAAATTTTGGTACCGAAGAACTTCCGACGCTTCCACCATCAAAGGCACTCTGAGTAGCCGGTGACTGATACAATAAATCTGCGAGGGTCCACCCGTTACTCCACTGTTGGACATTTATGTAGTTATCGGCTTCGGTTGTATCATCTATAACTAGTTTGACAGCGGCGGAATCATTGAAAGCAATGGTATCGGTTTCTTTATCGACAAATGTATTCTCTGTGTTGATTTCGTTCGCAGGAGTAACATAGAGGTCGTGGATTTTTTGTTCTATTCGCTGCTCTTGAGAATCAGACACTGTTTAATTTCCTATTTTCCCATCTTTGTTTTTGGGATTCAGACATTCTCTTTCTCGCATCTTCAGAAACAATATATCCAGATGCACGGCGTTTATCCCAGTCTGCTTTGGCTGATAATCTCATTTTCTCTTTAGTTTCTTCAGACCGCTTGCCACCCGTCTGAGATAGAACCCGTTTTCTCACAGCCCACTCGGGTTGTTTCACGCCTGTTTTTGATTCCGAGATTTTTCTTTTTGTTTCCTCGGAAAGAACAACGCCTTTACGTGAACTAATTCTTCCTTTGCCGCTGGCAGACATCTTTCTGCGACTCTCTTCGCTGTAAACAGGAACATCACCGCCTGTCTTGAGGTTATACCCATTCGGCACCATCGTATGATACCGTTCGATATACGCTTTTTCAAACTCGTCGGCTAGTTCTCTAGTAGGCACATCAAAAAGAATTTCCATAGAGAAGTTCTCTTTGCCGTACTTTCGTATAGCGCTGCTTAAAGCGCAGCACCCCGAAGAACTACAGTGCTGAGACCAACGACGTGCTAACGGACGATTTGTTTGTCCGATATACCGCTTGCCGTTAATTAAATTCGTAATCAAATAAACAAACATTTTCACTCTCCTGTAAAGAGTA